ATCTGTTTGCTGTATTTCTCACCAAGAAATTGGCGCGTAATACGCAAAACTTCCCCATGTGGTACAGATCCCTCTTTTTCTATTAAATCTCCCCGCGTTGTTGGTTTCGGGTTTAACGGCCAGCTAGTCATCGCTAAATATGGCGGCACGGGCCTTTGCCCGACGCCGCATCCTTTCTTCCAAAAGTTGCTGAAATTTTGGGTTCCTGAAGGTGAGAGCAGACATATCCTCGGATTCCGATACCTCAAAATCGCCGGGGAATTCTCCCGATGATGCCATCGAGCAACCCCCTTTGAAAAAGGTAAGGGCCGAACTGGCCCTGGGGTCGTCTTTTAGCTCCTCCATCAGCTTCTGATATTCCGTTCGATGTTCGGTCCCCTCGAACCCAAAGTCATCACCCCCGCCTTCCTCCTTTGGGACCTCCTCTTTAGCTGCCAGGAGTTTTTCCACGAAGTCGGCCTGCATGTGTCCATACTCGGTAAGGACATAGCGTGTCCACATCTTATCATCCATGTCCAGGTCTTTCCCGAACCGGAGCGCCTCGTCCATAAGACCCAAACGCATCGAGACCAGCTCTTTTCGCTCCACCTCCTCAAAGGTAGACACAGGGGACATCATAAGAAGAAACCTGTTTTCATCGCGTTTCGGATCTATGTTGTGCCACGCCAAATGAAACATACAGGCAACTACCATCCCCTGGATAAACGCTCTCTGCCCGCGCATCGCATTCTGGGCAAAAGCCACATCCTGTTTCGGCAGTGGCGCGTCTCGGGTGATACTTCCCAGCTCCAGTCCCAAATACGCCGGGGGAAACCGCAGGGCGCCGAACAACCTCCGCAAGAAGAACTCAAGGTCATCCAAAGCCCCGGAAGCTGAACTACCGGGAAGGGTAGAAATCGAGGTCTTGCTATCGCCTCCGGTGGGAATGACAACATCACGCTGTTCTCCCCACGCGGCGGGAAGGGACCGTAGGATAGAGTTATCAGGATCAAAATATACGTCCCGGTAAAGATACTCTTGCCATTCCTTACACGCTTCCATACCCTCCTCCATGGACATCCCGGTAATGTCAACCTGGAGTGCCATCCGGGGTGGACGGCGCTGGAGCCGTTCGATCATCACTTTGTCCTGAACCCACTGGAATTCTTGCCACCAATCTCGGGCATTGTAAAAAAGACTGGCTTTGGCTCCATACCAGTCTACACGGTGTTTGAACGGCATGTGAAAGTGGAGCATCCGGTAGTACGGGATTATCTTATCTCGGTTGGTAACATCCCCCTGGTCGTCTGCCTCCCCATAGCCACACACCCGGCCCAGGGAGTCCTTTACGACCCCGACTTCCCAGGGATCATAAGGGTCAAAACGGATGACACCGTCGTTTCTGGCCCCCGGGATTCCCTCGAAATGGTCCCCATACTGGTTCAGACTCCGGATGATAGTGGCCGCGATACTATCGATCTCGATAGTGTCCAAAAAGCGGGTCAAGATGCGCCTGACATCCGGGTTTGGGCAGTGTACCCACATAACCCGCCCGGCCTCGTCCCTGCCGCTTTCCGTATTTGGCTGTGTCGCCACCTCAGCGTAAATATCCAAAACAGCGGACAACAGCGGGTCCTGGTCGATCTCTTTGTACATCGCGTACAGATGAACCCGGTTGAGGTCGTAGAGACGCTCGAAATACTCTGAGAGCCAGTTGTATTTCCTCCTGTGCTGATCCTGGTATCTCCTCTCGCGTTCGCTGCCGTAACGGACATCCGGGTCCCGATGATACCCCCATACCTTCTGAAATGCGTTGAAGGGGTGGACTACATATTCCCAAATTGACTTCATTTCTTACCCTCCAGATCTTTAAGCCGAGCCAGGTACTTATTCAGCTTGTGCCCACGGTCGGCCACCGACCGCACCTCACTCGGCATAACTTTATCCACGAGACATCTATAGGAGGCCGCAGCGACCGCATCTGCAACGTCCTTTGTGCCCCCATCCGGGTGATCCACCTTGTCCAGAAAAACATCGTAGTCCAACTCGGATAGTTCTTCAAACAGCAACTCAGACTGTGGCCACTTTACTTTACCAGCGTTTACGGCGTTTCGAAAAATCAGGTATGGTCTGGTGTCTTTATCAACCGAGAAGATCTCTGTTTCAACCCCAGCTTCTAAAAGCCGCTGCCGGGTGTCTTCACTCTGCCAAGAGTCTAGAGTGACCAGGCGTATCCAGAACCCGCAATCTCGGATGAAAAGGATCAAGCGCCGTATGTTCGCAAAATCTATAGCTTCCTTTTTTGGACCAGCTTCCACACCCAACGCAAAGTCCACCTCTAACTCTTTCCCGATATCGTAAGTCTGAATCTCTTCCCCGATATCTTGTCTTGCCAGGAAGTGCGATGATGGATGCACCATCGCAATCCCGGCGCGGTCCCACTTTTTGGCCAGGTCAATATGAATATAGCGCGGGGCCTCAGGATGTCGAATCGGGCGATATCGGCTACTGCACACTTTGCATACCTTCTGCTGGTCATATTCGTGTGCCAGCTCGGTTGGTCCAAAAAGGTATGCCTGTATTGTCTCCTGCCCAAATGGATTTGGTAAATTCTCATCTGCGGCTTCCAAAAGCCTCTCCCGGTTGGTAAATAGTTTCATAAAGCTTTTGGTGCTGACTCCCGCAAAGTCTGCCAAAGACCCGTCCGGGTCCACAGAAAACGAGGAGTAGTGTTCTACCGGCACCTCGACCATTCCGCAGTCCTCATCTGGGGCCTCCTGCAAAGGTGAGACCAACCACTCCCCTCCCTCGTAGACTACATGATCTAAAACCTTGCTCTTGTGGTATTTGCTCCCGATCTGTACCCGAAATTTCTCACCACCGTACCGGCTGTTTCCCTCTTTATCCTTACGGACAAAATCCCATATTGCGCAGCGGACTACATACCTGTGATCCATACCCTTCGTCATCCGAATGCGGCGCTCGATAAAATCACTTTCACTACCGGCCGACCCAATGAACACCGCTACCCCTGGGATATCGCCACCTGACTGCAAAAACCTAGATTCCAGGCGCCGGATGACATCATTCGCTAAAGAAAACGCCTTGTTGGCTGTACTCTCGCCCCGGCGCATCAGGTTCATCTCGTCGATCACAATAGCAAATAAATTCTTACCGGCCGCGTGGAGGCCCGAAGAACCGATCTTTACAAGCACACCCTTGCTAAACTTTATTTCATCGGTGCCGTGTGGAGATCTTGGATAGAGACTATTAAAAAATGGGGAGTCGGCCAGCATCTGGTCTCTCAGAATATAAAACCCAACGTCCTCAGCAGACTGGAGATCAAGAGAATACACTCCGAAAACCACCCGCGAACCTTTACCCAGACCAAAAAAAGCAGCCGGATCCTTCAAACATAGAATCCGGTGGAGGTAATATGAGAGTACAAGCCCAGTTCCCACGGTACTCTTTCCAGACCCGATGGAGCCCGTGAGTACTACCTCATAGACGCTTTTCATGGGGTCACAGATCCGCATCAGGTGCGGCCACCACGCCTCATAAATTTGGTCTTTGAAGTGACCCATATAGTCCGGATGTGAGAAAAAGGTCTCCGGGTCTACGCGCTTGTGTTCATAATCTACGCCATAAAGCGCATCCATCAGGTTAGCATCACCACTTAAAATTCGCGGGAGCATCTGACGGACATACTCCCGCCCTTCTGGACTCAACGATTCAAAGGTCTTTGCGTGGCCCTTCTGGAACTCTTCAAAAGCCCGGTCTAGTATATCATCGGCTACTGTCTTCTGGACCTGGGTTGGTTGGCCCGTCTCTTCCATCTCTGACACTAAATTCTCCTTCAATTACCATATCTGAATCCTCATCCTCTGGTGATTTTTTGGCTGCTTTTGCTGCCTCCTCTCTGGCCAGTTGTGTTACGAACTCGAATATATTACGGATCTTCTCCCGTTCCTGAGACGGAACGTCCGGAAGTGTTACCCCATCATGCTCCCCAGTGAACGCCGAGTGGTCGGCGGCACCTGGCCGCGACACCACAGCCTTATTGTCCTGGACGACCATATTGACAAGCCGCATCAGCAGCTCTTCTGTGCGTTTCATATCGGCCTGCGCAAAGTACCCGAGGTCAATTAGTTCCTTCGTCGTGACCGGGGTGCCGTCCTCGTGGCGTTCCAGACGCCACTCTTCATCGCAGAGTTTGCTCTGGATTTTAGAGGCCAGCTCTGCCGATTTTTGGAAATGCTCCATCCGGATTTTCAACATCCCGAACACGGCAAACAAAGCAGCCCCGCGCCGCTCCTGAGAAAATACTTGTAGCCGGGCAGCGGTCTGCAAATCAGCGAGTTCTTCGGGACTCATCTTCCGGATGGCAGATGCCAGGATGTTCTCGGCGGTATCTGTGTCCCGAAGTACCCGCACCAGTGCGGCCGGGGTCACAGGACCGTATTTGCTCTGATACTCATCGAGCGTCATCCCGTGTTCTTTGACGTGTCTCGCGGTAATCCGGTTGAATTTCTGACCGCACACCGCACACTGTACTCTCATTTCTTACCCTCCGTTGGGAGCAACCCATCGGCCAACCCATCTAAAAATTTCTCTGCCCAGAAATGGATGTGTCCATCGGGAAGAACAAAATTTTGTTCTATCAATTGTTTGCAGTATTTGTATGTACAGTCGCCCTCTACGACACCGGCCAGATCGCACCACTCTGTGTAGGAAAAACTCACATTACCCCAGGCTGGCTCCACTCCCTCTTCTGGTCCTTCGCGTGTAACCATCGGCCACGCTGCTATCAGTCGGCACGAAATCTCACGATCCTGAATCAACAGCACCATCTTCCGGTGTTTTTCGTCCATGGTTTCTTCATAGGTCATTTTAATCGACACTTCTCTTCTCCAATTATCTTTTCTAAATCCGGTATCTCTACCACGTTAAAGTAATAAATGCCCAAGGAACTCCAATCTTCTCGGAGTTCGGACAACCCATCCTCTCCAACGATCATCTTAGCAACAGGCGCTAATGTGAAGTCATGTGCCGGAGAGAACTGTTCTGTAAAATAGCACAAACCGCCGAAAAGTAAAAGAAAATTCCACAGTCTCGTGAGTCCATCCTCAAAATTCAAGACCGCCATCACCGGCAACAGCACGGGAAACCTGAGCATCCGCTCGTAAAATTCTGTCAACTCGTGCTTTTTGGTGAATGCCGGTATCTCTACCTTTTGGTAGGTCAGCATCCTGGTTACTACTTCAACGTGTGTTACCATTTGCTCACCAGTCCGGATCGGAACATTGTACCACACACACCCACTATAGACATCGAGTGTTATCCCTCTCTGTCGAAACTCAAATGCGTGACGATAGAAATCAAGATGGTTCTGCGGGATCTGCCGGGGGGATAACGGCAAGTCGCACTCCATACGCTTCCTCCAACGCTCTCAGCTTGATTTCTAATTCCTCCGGGATGCTCTCGGCTCCACCCGGCAGTGTCGTCCCCACATAATTTGCGGCCATAAATGACAGTGCTTCCGGAAGTGACTTCACGCCGTACTTCTCCTCAATCATCTCCAAAGCCTGGGCGACAAAACCGTACTGGTCCTTCCGGAAGAATTTTGCCTTTAGAATCATCGGTTCTTCTAGAATCTCCTCCCCGCCGTTGCCTTCTATCACCTGGGCCTGCTGTATCTTTACGAAGTCCATCAGAGCTTTTGAAGCTTTTCCCCGACACTCTTCACACCACTGTTCGAGTTGTTCCAAAGATGCAGCTCGGAGTAAGTAGTTGGCCTTGGCCCAACCGAGGATAAGTAAATCGAAAATCATATCTTGTGGGACTTCTAGTTCAATCAACCGTTCAATAATACGAACAAGATACCTGGCCTTACGCGGAGAAAACCCCAGCTCCCCCCACACCCATTCGCCCATAGTCGGGTACTCTTTGCCGCTACAATATTTCTCTTTTTTCCAGAGACCTTCCTCCCGAACACGGTACAGACGGACGGCCATCTCATAGAGGCAAATGTTGTCTACTTTCGCCATGTACCGAAGCTTTGCGACCATCTCCTCTTCGGGCAACGACATATAGTCGGCAACCGGCATTGGTTTATACGGCTTGCTAGAACTCACTGCGTTACTCACCGCGCAGACTCCTTACATATCTGTGGTGGAACTTTTGAAACTTATGGTAGGACTCTCCTAGTACCTCACTGATACGCACTAGATCGTATGCCAGGTGAGATGACAGGTACTGCTCAAAAGTGTCGTAACCTAGCTTTTGGACCTTCTCTGTGAGACGTGCCAAATACTCCTGGTCTCGTTTACTCAAAGACATGCACGATTTCCTCAAAGATCGACAGGGGGAGCATTACCCACTCCCGCTCATCCACTACTACAACCTCCTCCGCTAAAAAGCGGACCACCAACACCGGAATCTTGTTGACTGCCCGGGCCTCGCGTACCAGTTTGGCCAGGGTGTCGTGTTTAAGGTTAAACGACCCCTTGCGGGTGGCCTTCGCCTCAATCATCAATTTATCACTCTGCACATCACCCTTCTTGTGGGCCTGTTGGGACGCGCCGGATGCTGGCATCCTACGCCCGAATGATTTTGCTACTGACCGTTCGTGGTCTTTGGAGATACCGGAAATTGATTTCCGCTGGAAAAAGGGGTGGTCAGTCACTCTCTTTCTCCTTTACGGCAGTCCGGACGGTAATCATGTATTCCAACACATGCCGACGATACTCCGCGTAGACCGAACGATTATCCCGGAAGAACGACGTGATGTCGGCCAGCGTCTTGAATTTCCTCGAAAAGCTACCGGCCTTGACGGTGTACTTCGGATCTTCAGATATCAGACCCGACTGTCTGCCGAATTTTATCGCCTGCTCTACGTCGTCGGTGTCCCCGACCGCCAGGGGGCCTTTTGGGTCGAGCCACATTTGAAACGAACCCGATACCCCCGAAGACCCGCCAGCGTGGTTTTTTACAACGGTAAACTCATACTGACCATAAGAGGCATACTCCTTGTGGAGCCACTTGTACCCGGCGGCACGCAGCTTTATGTCCAGAGTCGTCGCGTGTTCCATTGCGTTTCCATCCGAGGCGTCCTGGAAAGGATGGTAGGACCCGATGCCCTTTGTCCTAACCTGGGAGTTTATGAGGATGGTAACCGGCTTATCATTGTAGAGGCCACGATGGTATTGAGCGGCAATGATCTTTTCTA